AGAATCCCTACTGTTTCCAGTGGAGAATTTCTTCTTTCATAAAGAGCTGCTAAGGGCAAAGGGGATACGTTCTTACCATGGAGTATGATTTGTTTTGCAAATTCATATCCATAAAGGCTTGTATGAGTCTTTTCTGGTGAGAATGGAATGTCCCATAACAAAAGGTATTCTTTATATGCTTTGGCTACTTTATCATCCGCAAGGACGATATCGTCTCCTAATAACATATAAGGACATTTTTCCCAAGCTACTCTAGCTTTTTTACAAGCTAGGTAGACTAAGAAATGATGGCAAACTGCAAAGGTTGCCCATGAGGAATATAAACCCATAGGATTACCGGTAGCATAAAATATAGATCTACCTTGGTAATCAAACGGTAAATAAACCATAATGTGCTTCCAACAGTTAGCAAACCTTTTGCCAAATAAAGTTTTAAGAAGAAGGTATTCAACATGAATTGGAAATCGATCTGTAGCACTTGATAAATCTATGCTATGGAAAGATGACCCTTCCGTTGGTACCAATTTTCCTATTAACTTACTTTGGTTATGGGTACAATCTTGGTGAATTCTAGATAGTAGCTTAAAAAGATAATTGTGAAGAGGCTTCAATGAAGCCTGCGACCAATAATCTCCTATAGCTATTTCACGCACTTTTCCTTCCTTATCATTAATTACTGCGACTTTCCTTAATGACCCTGGCCTCTTGCGAGGCAAATGGCTTAAGAAGAATCTAGGTATAAATGTAAAGAGAAGTCGAAGATTGTGCATATTGGACTCTAGTTTAGGTCCTCCGAGGCAATAAATAGCCAAGGATAGGTGTAGAGGCATTATATACAACTCTAAAACAGAACTCCATAGGGCATGCCCTAAGGGTCCTGATTTTGAAGTCATATGATAGCTTTTCCACTGAACGCTTTTACTAGGACGTCCCATATGTTTAGAATTAACCCCTAACTTATTTTTAAGGAAGAAGTACATATCATTTTGGTATTGATCAAAAAAGGACTCCTCGTGAGAGGGCTTCTTTTCGATTGAACCAAAGGATGGTCCTTCTTGTGTCCTTAAACCTCTAGTAATATAGAGACCAGATAAGTATAACCTTATTAAAAGGTAATCTTTTTTGGCTCTTATAGTAGAGACTAAGGATCTTATAGATTTGTTAGGTCTACCAAAATTCCCCATTGTTTCAAACTCTTCGTTTAAACTAAATATAAAATTTAAAAAGTTTAAACGATTTAATTTGTTATATTGTATACAGGAAGTTTTTCCTCTTGTGTCCATTATAACTTTGAGTTTGGAACAATAACTTAGTATAGGCGTAATGCTAACTCGATCAATTTTTAAATTGTTCGCTAGCCACGTCAGATAAGGGTAAAATTTATCGAGTATACTAGACTTTTTGTAAGATTTTTTGTTTTTATTCTTGCAATTAGTTTTGTACATCTCTTTATCTTTTACTGATTTATCCTTCATGGGTAACTATTTTTGTGTTACCAATGTAGTAATGCGTCAAAAGGACCACACTTCGAATTAGGGGGTAACCCCTAATTCAGCTCTCCCC